TCCACTTTGCTGGGGTCATTGAGCTTGTCATCCTGATCCCGAAGAAGAACGGGAAGACGACCCTCCTAGCTGCCCTGGCTCTCTATCACCTGTTCATGGTTCAAAGTGCCTACGTCGCCATCGGGGCGGGCTCGCGGGACCAAGCGACATACATCTTTGATCAGGCTGTTGGCTTCGTGAGCCAGTCGAAGTTGGAGGCCGTGTTTGACGTCAAAGGTGGTTATCGGCTGATTCGGCTTCGGGACAGCCTGAGCCGAATCCGCGTCCTCGCCGGGGATGCTGACACGGGAGACGGTGTGATCCCGACTCTCGCTCTGGTCGATGAACTCCACCGACATCGAGATGGTGAACTCTATGGGACCTTCCGCAATGGGTTGGAGGGTGAGCAAGACGCCCAGATGATCACGATCTCGACGGCAGGGGCATCAGTGGATTCTCCACTGGGTAGGTTGCTGGAGCTAGCAAAACAATGGCCAATGGAGCAAGTCAAGAGGCGGCGTGTATTCCAAGCACCTCATCGCGCGTTTGCCCTCGTGGAATGGGCTCTTGATCCCGATGACGACTTCTCAGATATCAGGCTTGTGAAAGACGTCAATCCAGCGCCATGGCACACCCTTGCGAAGCTCGCCAGGCGGCATATGACGAACACTCCTGGGGAATGGCTGCGGTTCGCTTGCGGTATCTGGACTGCCGGCGAAGAGCCTGAAATCCTCCCACGGGATTGGGACCCGCTCTACGCCGATATCGGTGGAGTGGTCGACGGAGACGAGGTCGTGCTCGCTCCCTCTGTGGGGCACAACGCGGTGATCGGGATCGCGGCATATCGGCCAGATGGGAAGGTCGCGGTCCGCGCCGAGCACCTAGAGCCCGGAGGGTCAATCTTAGCCCGAACCGAGGACGTGATCGTGGACCTCTGTGATCGCTACGCCGTGCTGAAGGTGCTGGATCCGGGCTATGGGATGCAGCGGTCCATGGAGCTCGTAGAAGGCCGGGGGGTGCCAGTGGAGAGTGCCGCCTACTCCACCCCGCGCCAGATCGCCGCCTCTGGGGCTTTCGACCGGTTCTTGCGGGCGGGTGACCTGATCCACGACGGCGATCCCAAGACGCGAGCCCATGTTCTCGCGGCGATCAAGAAGGTGGGCACGATGGGGGAGCACTACATTGCCTCGGACGAGACTCGGGCCATCGTTGCCATTTCCCAGGCGGTCTACTCAATCACAGCATTCGATCCTGAGCCCTACATCGGGCTCCCATCGGTGATGGCATGAGCGATTTCGCCACCGGCATGAGGATGGAAGACCAGCTTCCTGATGCCGCTTTCACGGTGGACGTTCCCGCCGAGATGCTTGAGGGGATGACTTCCGGGGGGAGCATCGCCGCCCGCATCTCCCGTAGGCAGGCACTCCAGGTTCCGGCGGTCCTGCGGGCAAGAAACCTGATTGCGGGAACCCTGGCCCGTCTACCGATCCACATCCGGGACAAGCAGCGCCGGATTGCCACGCCTACGACCTTGCTCGAACAGATCGACCCGGATATCCCAAACGTCGTCACGTTCGCCGAAACCTACGAGGATCTGCTGTTCGAGGGCATCTCCTGGTGGAAGATCACCGAGTTCGGCTGGCACGACTATCCTATCTCCGCCAGGCATATCGGGGTAGATCGCGTCCATGTGTCGGGGGTGGACCTACCGGCGCTGAACGGACATGGCACGATCCTCGGTCCGACCAGGGTGTTCATCGACGGCCAGCCAGTAGCAGACGAAGATGTCATCAGGTTCGACTCCCCCAACCCGCCACTGCTTGTTCACGCCGCACGGGCCATCCGATCCTGCCTGAACCTGGACATGACTGCGTCAAGGTACTCCGACGACCCGATGCCGCTCGGCTACTTCACTCCGAAAGAGGGCAGACGTCCGAACGAGGACCCGAAGGCCGTCGAGGAGCTACTGAACAAGTGGGAGATGGCTCGACGTATGCGGGTCTGGGCCTACTTGGGAGGCGCCTGGGATGCCAAGCAGCTTCAGTTCAACGCCGAACAGATCCAGCTCGCCGACCAACGCCAGCACGCAGTCCTGGAGATCGCCCGAGCGGCCGGCATCGACCCTGAGGACCTCGGGGTCTCTACCACCTCGCGGACGTATCAGAACGCCGAGCAGCGGCGCATGGATCTGATGGACTTCACCCTAATCCCCTATTCGGCGGCAATCGAGCAGCGCTTATCCATGCGTGACGTGCTTCCCCGAGGCTACGACGTGAAGGTGAACTTCGACGGGTTCCTCCGGGCCGACACGAAGGCTCGGATGGAGGCTTATGCGATCGGCAAGCCGGTCGGGGCCTACACGCTGGAGGAGATCAGGGTGCTTGAGGATCGCCCCTCGATCCCTGAGTCGGCCCTGCCTGAGGCTGCACCTCAAACGAACGGAGGTGGTGACCTATCCCGTGGCACATCGAGAAACGTGACGACGAATACTGCGTGATCAAGGATGCCGACAACTCGAATGAGGGCTGCCATCCCTCGGAGGACGAAGCCAAGAGGCATCTCGCAGCTCTGTACGCGAATGAGCCGAAGGCATCGGCTGAAGAAACGATCGCGTTCGATGTTGCTGGTGACGATATCAACTTCGCGGTGAACCTAGATAAGCGAACTATTGCGGGGCTGCTTGTTCCATGGGGTCACATCGCGAAGGATGGTGGGGGCATCGCTAAGTGGCGGTTTCAGCAAGGCTCTCTCCACTGGCCTGAACCCTCGCGGGTGAAGCTGAATCTCTACCACGACCGGAATCGTCCGGTTGCGTTTGCATCACATCTTCAGGACATCACCACTGGTTTGTACGGCAAGTTCAAGGTTGCCCGAGGAGAAGAGGGAGACCGGGCGCTCTCGCTGGCCGAGGATCGGATTCTCGACGGTTTCTCCATCGAACCACGCTTCGACGAAGGTGGGTGGGATTACGACCCCGCCGATAGGTCGGTGCGGAATGTCACGCGGGCCAGATTGGTCATGGTGGGGCTCGTCCCCGTCCCAGCCTTTGACGGTGCCTACGTGGAGTCCATCGCAGCACAGCACGAGGAGGGAGTGAAGATGGGTCAGAACGAGCAGGAAGAAGTGAAGATGGAGGGCGAGGAGGTGACCACGTTCGAGAAGGCGATGTCCGACGTCGCCGCCAAGGTCGCCGAGTCTCAGATCAAGTTCAACGAGTCGCTCTCGCAGTCCATCGGTGAGTCGATCTCCGAAGGGATGAAGGTCGCCCTGGAGAACATCGGCGATCCCCAGCGGGGATCGGTGAAGGCCGCCAGGTACACGATCACCCGCGAGGAGCCGGTCTACCGTTTCAACGGTTCCGGTGACTCCCTGTGTCGTGACGCTTGGAACGCGGCCACGGCCCATGATGAGGACGCGATTGGGCGTCTGCGGAAGTACCGCAAGCAGACCGAGGAAGTGGCGACGCTGTTCCAGCAGAGCGGCAGCCTCAGCTTCGCGCCGCAGACCACGACCTCGGCCTCGCAGATCATCCCGCCGGGTTACCGGCCCGAGCTCTACGTGCCGCAGCTCCAGCAGGAGCGGCCGATCGTCAGCTCGGCCTCACAAGGGGTAATCGCCAACGCTGCACCGTTCACGGTTCCGGTGTTCGGCTCGTCCACGTCCGTCTCGGCGGACCACGTCGAGGGCACGAACCCCTCGGATGGTTCGGTGGCGTTCGCAACCAAGACGGTTACCCCACAGGCGATCTCGGGGCGCCTCGTGCTCACTCGTGAGCTCGTGGATTCTTCCAACCCGGCGATTGACCAGATTGCTCTGGCGACGATGCGGGAGTCGTACAACCGCCAGACCGAGGTCAAGGCTTACACGCTCCTGAACGGCGCGAACGGTGCAGGTGGAACGATCACCGCCGGGTTCGTTCCGTCAGGGTCGCAGGCCGTGACCACGGCGAAGGGCACGGATAACCAGACGCTGGTCAAGGCGATCCGCGTGGCGCTCGCCGCCTATCCGTTCGCACGTTTCGCCTCTCCGACAGCCGCTCTCATGGGTGCTGCTGCAACGCAGCTCCTCGCTGGAGCGGTCGACACCACGCAGCGCCCGCTGTTCCCGTACATCGGTGTGACCAACTCGGTCGGCACCGGCAACTCGGTCACTCAGGGCTGGCAGGTGGACTCGCTTATCTTCCAAGGGGCGTGGGCCAACACGGGAGTGGCCGCTGGTGACTCGCAGATCATGATCATCAAAGCCTCGGACTTCTGGGTCTGGGAGTCGCCGCTGCTGTCCTTCCGCTTCGAGGAGAAGCAGGGGCCGGCGAACATCGAACTCAACATCTTCGGCTACTTCGGGACGCACCTGCTGCGTCCGGTGGGGCTGTCGGGGATCCGCATCACGTAACACGGACTTTGGGGACCAACTTGCGCGGGGAGGGGCATCCGTCCCTCCCCGGTCCCCTCGAGAAGGAGGAACGATGGCAGCTCTGACGACGCAGAACCTCGGCGCCGGTGGTGCGTACACGCTGGCCGCCGCCGCGGGTGGTGGCGACACGATCGAGACCGGCCCAGCGGCCGGAGGAGGGGGGCCTGGGGCCGCAGTCCTGGTCAA